TTAGACTTTTTAGATCACATATTAGTAGGTGAAAAACCTGTAAGATTTAATCAATACAATAATAAACTTTATGTAGATATGGACTGGAAAACAGATATAACAGTAGGTGAGTTCCTTGTTATTGAATGTTTTAGAAAATTAGATCCAACTGTAATGACAGATGTTTATAATGATATCTATTTAAAAAGATATACAACTGCTTTATTTAAAAGACAATGGGGTGCCAACTTATCAAAATTTAATGGCGTTGCTATGTTAGGTGGTGTATCTCTTAACGGAAGCCAAATATTCCAAGAAGCCCAAAACGATATAGAAAAATTAGAAACAGAAATAAGAGGCACTTACGAAACGCCTGTAACTTATATGATAGGATAATGCCATGCCAGTTAATCACTACTTTCAAGGCGGCAACGGAATCGGAAACAACGAAGCAGAGAAAAGATTACACGAAGATTTAATCATAGAAGGTCTAAAGATATACGGCCACGATTGCTTTTATTTACCAAGAACATTAGTCAATAAAGATTTAGTTTTAGGAGAGGACACTCTTTCTAAATTTGACGCTTCATATATGTTAGAAATGTATGTTGAAACTACTGAAGGCTTTGCAGGTGAACAAGAATTAGTATCTAAATTTGGTTTAGAAATTAGAGAAGATACAACGTTTATGATTTCTAAAAGACGTTGGCAAAATCAAGTTGATAACAAGGCAACTTTAATACAATCAGGTAGACCAAACGAAGGTGATTTAGTTTATGTACCTTTGATGAATAGTTTTTTTGAAATTCAGTTTGTTGAAGACCAAGAGCCATTCTTCCAATTAGGAAATTTACCAGTTTATAAATTAAGAACAACTAGATTCGAATATAGTTCGGAGAAATTTGATGTTGGTAGAAAAGAAATTGATGATGTTGAAGATAAACTGTCATTAGATATATTAAAAGAACAATTAGTATTAGAAGATGATGGTGGTATGTTATTAGAAAATTCTGATACCGTAACAGGAGTTTATGACTATATAATACTAGAAACAGACGATTATAATCTGGCGACACAAACAAGAGATTATGCTGATAACACTACATACGAATCAGACGCTGGGTTTGGTACAGAAAGTACAGCAGATGATATACTTGACTTTACTGAAAGAAACCCATTTGGAGAGGTTGACGAATAATGGAAAGAGATAGACATAAACAACTAGTGGAACATACTAATAGAATTAACGTAGAAAAAAAAACTTTAGAGTTATCCAAAACTTTAAGAAAAGAAGTGGAAATAGGTGCAACAGGCACACAGAAATATAGAATTAAAAAAGGACCTAATAAAGGAAAAGTATTATAATGTTTGGAAGAAGATTTTACCACGAGTCATTAAGAAAAGTTGTTGTAGCATTCGGTACAATATTCAACAACATTATTATTCATAGAACGAATAGTAGTGGTGATGTGGTACAAAAAATAAAAGTACCTCTAGCATATTCGCCTAAAGAAAAGTTTTTAGTAAGATTAGAACAACAACCTAATTTAGAACAAAGAGAAACTGCTATATCATTACCTCGTATGGGTTTTGAAATATCAGGTATAACTTATGACTCATCTCGTAAATTACAAAGAGTAGGTAAATTTAAAAACGTAAATACTTCAGACGCAGCTTCTCAATACTATCAATACAATCCTGTGCCTTACAATATATCATTTAATTTATATTCGTTTACAGCAACTGCTGAGGATGGATTAATAATTGTAGAACAAATTTTACCATACTTTCAACCAGACTATACAGTTACTATAAATGCAATACCAGAAATGGGGATTAAAAGAGATGTACCTATTACTTTAAATTCTGTAGATTATGCTGATAGTTATGATGGTTCATTTACAACTAGAAGAGCAGTTAATTACAGTTTAAGTTTTACTGCTAAAACATATTTGTATGGCCCTATATATTCTAGTAAAGTTATTAAAGAAACACAAACTGACTTATACACCGATACGACTGGAAATCCTACAAGAGAAGAAAGAATTGTAGTTACACCTAATCCTACAAGCGCTGACGCTGATGATGATTTTGGTTTTACTACAACTATAACTGTTCATAAGGATTCTAAAAATTATAACCCAAGTACTGATAGTGATGGATAATTATTATGACAATAGACGACAAAATAAATGAGGCTCTAGGTATCACGCCTGAAAAGCCTGCTACAAAAGCTGTAGTTAAAAAAGAGTTTACTCCACCAGTTCCTAGATTGGAAGATAAGGACAAAGAAGATGTGGATAACGATTACAAATACAGTAGAGAAAATTATTACAATCTTATAGAACGAGGCCAAGACGCAATACAAGGTATATTAGATATTGCAGGTGAGAGTCAACACCCACGTGCCTATGAAGTTGCAGGTAATTTAATTAAGCAAGTCGCCGATACTGTTGATAAATTACAAGACTTGCAAGGTAAACTTAAAACATTAAAAGACGTACCTAACAAAACTACTGCTAATATTAAACAAGCACTTTTTGTAGGTTCTTCAGCAGAATTACATAAAATGCTTAAAAACAAAAATAAGAATGTAGAAGTGCAAGAAGATAAAAAGTTTGACGATGGTTTTAATCCAGATGAAGTAAAATATGACTGAAGCATATCTAGGAAATCCTAATCTATTTAAAGCAAATACTAAAATAGAATACACCGAAGATCAAGTTTTAGAGATCGCAAAGTGTATGGAAAATCCTATCTATTTTATATCAAAGTATATAAAAATTGTTAACATTGACTCTGGTCTTGTACCATTTGATCTGTACAAGTTTCAGGAAAAAATGGTAACTACTTTTCATACTAATCGTTTCTCAATTGCAAAATTACCTAGACAGTCTGGTAAGTCAACAACAATCATCGCTTATCTATTACATCAAGTTATATTCAATGACAATATAAACGTTGCTATTCTAGCAAACAAATCATCAACTGCTAGAGATTTATTAGGTAGACTTCAACTCGCCTATGAAAATTTACCACCTTGGTTACAACAAGGTGTTTTAAATTGGAACAAAGGTTCACTTGAATTAGAAAATGGTTCAAAGATACTAGCAGCTGCAACATCTTCAAGTGCGATTCGAGGTGGTTCATTTAACATAATATTCCTTGATGAGTTTGCGTTTATTCCTAACAATATATCTGAGCAGTTTTTTAGTTCAGTTTATCCTACAATTTCTTCTGGTAAATCATCAAAGGTTATGATAGTATCTACACCACATGGAATGAATATGTTTTATAAACTTTGGAATGATTCTATTCATGGAAGAAATGATTATAAACCTATAGAAGTACATTGGTCTGAAGTTCCAGGTAGAGATGAAAAATGGAAAGAAGAAACAATAAGAAATACTTCCGAGGCACAATTTACTACCGAGTTTGAATGTGAGTTTGTAGGTTCAGTTGATACACTTATTAATCCATCAAAGTTAAGAATGTTATCACACAATACACCTATTATTTCAAATGCTGGTTTAGATGTATTTGAAAAACCTGTAAAAGATAAAGACTATGTTATAACAGTTGACGTAGCACGTGGTACTGTAAGAGATTATTCAGCCTTTACTGTATTTGATGTTTCAAAAATGCCATATAAGATGGTCGCAAAATTTAGAGATAATGAAATCAAACCTATTTTATTTCCTCACACAATAGAAAGAGTAGCAAAGAGTTATAATAACGCTTATGTTTGTGTTGAAGTAAACGATATAGGACATCAAGTGGCAGACGCTTTGCAATTTGAATTAGAATATACAAACTTATTAATGTGTATGATGAAAGGTAGAGCAGGACAAATATTAGGTGGGGGATTTTCTAAAAGAGGAACACAATTAGGTGTTCGTATGACAAAACAAGTAAAACGAATAGGTTGCTCAAACTTAAAAAGTTTAATTGAGGGCGACAAAATGTTAATACCAGACTTCAATACTATACAAGAGTTATCAACATTTGTAAGACGTGGTAGTGGTTGGCAAGCTGAAGAAGGTTCTAATGACGATTTAGTTATGTGTTGCGTTATATTTGCATGGATAACAAATCAAAGATATTTCAAAGAGATGACAGACCAAGATATACGTGCCAAGATGTATGAAGAACAACAAAACGCAATAGAACAAGATATGGCACCCTTTGGGTTTATGGACGATGGTCTACAAGACGATAGTTTTCAGGATGACGCAGGCGAAGTATGGACACCTGTTACAGTAAGAAAAGGTGAAATGTTATAATGAAACTATTAATTGCGATATTGTTTCTTTTTACAACAGTCGCTGTGCTTACAGATACAAGACCGACAAAGAAGACAAAATTTATAAATATAAACGAGATTAAATGATACTTATTAGCTAATAAGAGGAGAACAAACATATGGCATTTCAAGTTTCACCAGGTGTTCTCGTACAAGAGAAAGACTTAACAAACGTAATTCCCGCAGTAGCAACTACGATCGGTGCTGTTGCAGGTCAATTCAATCAAGGTCCAATGGATGAAGTAGTATCTATTGCTTCTGAAAAAGAATTGGCAGAAACGTTTGGTAAACCTGACTCTACAAACTTTGAATATTGGTTTAGTGCTGCTAGTTTTCTACAGTACTCATCAAGTTTAAGGGTTGTGCGAGCTGCAAACACTTCAAGTGTAAACGCTGTTACGTCTGGAACAGCTATCAGAATAAAAAACACAGATCATTACTCTAACGGTGACGGTACAACAGGACCTTTTAACAATGGTTCTGCTAACGTTGGCGAGTGGGCTGCAAGAACAGCAGGCGCTTGGGGTAATAACTTAAAAGTTTCAGTATGTCCGAGTGCAACGGCTTACGAAGAAACATCAAAAACAACAACAAATGACGCTTCAACGGCAGTCGGAGATACAACTATCGTATTAACTTCAGGAACTGATTTTACTGTAGGAGATATTGTAAACTTTGCTGAGTCTGGTGGACACGAATATAGAGTTACAGGTGTTTCAACAAACACTTTAACTTTTGTAAGACACCCTTCAGGCACAGGCGGACTACACACAGCTGTTGCAAACGGATCAGCTGTTAGAAGAAGATGGCAATATTATGACCTAGTAGATAAAGCACCAGCAACTTCAACATACGCTTCAACAAGAAGTGGTGTAAATGACGAATTACACATTGTAATAGTTGATGAAGACGGTGGTATCACAGGTACTGCAAATGAAGTATTAGAAGTTTATGATTCAGTATCAAAAGCTTCTGACGCTAAAACAGCACAAGGTGATACAAACTATTATCCAGATGTAATCTACAATAGATCAGAATATATCTATTGGATGGATCACATTGCTACTGGATCAAATTGGGGCGGGGCTGCTTCTGGATTAACTTTCACAGCACTTACAGCACCATACGCTAGATCACTTGTAACTGGAGTAGATGGTTCCGCGGTATCAACTGCTGAATTAAAATCTGCTTACGAAAAATACAATGACGCTGATACTGTAGATGTTAA